ATGCCCGCAAATGTTGAAACGATGTTCTCTGTCCGTGAGACCCCTTGGCACGGCCTTGGCCGTATCATCATGGATGCCCCTGCAAGCCGTGAAGCCTTGGAGCTGGCTGGTCTGGATTGGCAGGTGGAAAGCCGCAATATCTATTCCGGCACGGGTGCTATGATCCCCGGCTATCGGGCTAACGTCCGCAGCACCGATGATGCTGTTCTGGGTGTGGTATCCGACCGCTACCGCATTGTGCAGAACGAAGAAGCCTTTCAGTTCACCGATGACCTGCTGGGTGAGGGCGTTACTTACGAAACTGCCGGTTCTTTGCAGGGCGGCAGAAAGGTCTGGATGTTGGCAAGGCTTCCGAGGAAATATCTTATTGCTGGAGATCAAGTAGTACCATATCTTGTGATCTTCAACAGTCATGACGGCAGTTCTGGTGTGAAAGTGGCCATGACTCCAATCCGTGTGGTCTGCCAGAATACTCTGAACCTTGCGCTGAATACAGCAAAGCGCAGCTGGACTGCACGCCACACCGAAAATGTTCTGCTCCGCGTGCAGGATGCCCGTGAGACCCTGCAGCTGGCCAGCAACTATATGATTGAACTCAGCAACCGTGGCGAAGAGCTGGCTCGCATCGATTTATCCGATCACAAGGTGCAGGAGTTCATCAATGAGTTTTTCCCGATTTCTGAGGACCTGTCCGATTGCCAGCGGAAGAATAACCTGCGCTTGCAGGAAAATCTGAAGGCTCGCTATTATAACGCACCGGATCTGGAATGGGTCGGCAAAAACGGTTGGCGCTTTATCAACGCAGTCTCCGATTTTGCCACCCACGCAGATCCTCTCCGCAAGACCAAAAACTACAACGAGAACCTGTTCCTGCGCACCGCAGAGGGCAACCCCATGATCGACAAGGCTTACAAGATGGTGCTGGCAGCAGCATAAAGGAGCAAGCCATGAATGATGTAAATAACCGCATTTTCAGGGAATTCACGGAATTTTTTGACAACGTTGAGAAGAGTGCTTCTGAAATCAGCGTTACCATGGCTTATGAGATCACGATGAAAAGTACCATCAGCACCGCCATTATTGTTTTGGAATCCGAGGGCCGACTGGAGGAGCGCTACTGGAACCATCTCAGGGTGCAAAATAATATTCTGGATTTTCTTTACGACCTGTGGGTTGGCTCTTGCCATTCATTGGCCAGTGACTTTTCCACAATCATGAAAGACTTGGTGGAATACGACTTCATCATTACCGAATCAATTATGAGAGAAAGGATGCAAAGTGCATGAAAAGATTGATTTCAACTTTGAACCTGTCCAAAGAAGATTGGCTCCGCTACCGCAAGTGCGGTATTACCGGCACGGATGCCGGAGCTATCCTTGGCCTGAATCCCTACCGTTCGGCATTTCAGGTTTACCACGATAAAATCAGCGATACCATTGAAAATATCGACAACGAGGCCATGCGGCAGGGCCGTGATTTGGAGGATTATGTAGCACAACGCTTCACCGAGGCCACCGGTCTGAAGGTACGCCGGGCAAACGCTATCTATCAGAGCGAGGAACATCCGCTGCTTCTGGCAGATTTTGACCGCCTGATCGTTGGGCAGAAAGCCGGGCTGGAATGCAAAACGGTTTCACCGTTCTCCGCAGACAAGTGGGCTGATGGAAAAATCCCTGCACATTACATGGCTCAGGTCAATCACTATCTGGCTGTCAGCGGTTTTGACTGCTGGTACATTGCTGCTCTGATTTTCGGGAAGGAACTGGTGATTCACAAGATCACAACCGACAAAGAAGTTCTGAACAACCTCATTGCCAAGGAAGAGCACTTCTGGAAATACAACGTGATGCCCGAAATTCCGCCTGTACCTACCGGAAGCGAGGGGGATACACAGCAGATCAATCAGCTGTACTCTGCAGATGATAGAAACAAAACTGCCGATTTGAATCCCATCCGTAATCTGTTGGATAAGCGGCAGGAGCTTTCTGATCAGATCGAACAGATGGAACAGGAGAAAACAGCTATTGAGCAGCAAGTCAAGCTACAAATGCAGGATGCCGCTTATGGCGCAGCACCGGGCTATAAGGTGTCCTGGGTATCCTCCGAAAGTAAACGGGTAGACTCCCAGCGTTTGAAGAAAGAACAGCCCGATATTTTCAACCAGTACAGCAAAAATGTAAGCAGCCGCAGGTTTACCATTATCCATGCAGCATAATTTTTGTACGCCTATAGGCACACAAAATTTGCGTTTCAGCTATTTTTGTTTAATAGAAAAGTACAATACTGTTTACACAACAATAATTGTATGCTAAGATAAGAATATGAGGTGATGCACGATGGTTCTGCGCAAAAGTTATTTGGATAAGATCATTCCTTTTATCGATCAGGATCTGATCAAAGTTCTGGTTGGAATCCGGCGCTGTGGAAAAACAGTCCTTCTCGGTCAAATCAAGGACGTGCTCCTCCAGCGCAATATTCCCGCACAGAACATTATTCAGGCCAATTTTGAGTCCATGCGCTTCCGCAACACCCGTACTGCAGAAACGCTTTACGACTACATCGCAGAAAAAGCGGAAGGCTGTACCGGCAAAATCTATATTCTTCTGGATGAGATTCAGGAGGTGGAGCGCTGGCAGATTGCAATCAATTCTCTTCGTGTCGATTTCGATTGTGATATTTACCTGACCGGCTCCAATTCCAAGCTGCTTTCCGGCGAATTGGCAACCTATCTTTCCGGACGATACATCCAGATTCAGGTTTTCCCCTTTTCGCTGGCCGAAGCAAAACAGCAATGCATTGAAAACGGAACCTATACTTCGGATGAAAAGCTCTTCGCAGACTATTTGAAGTACGGCGGTTTTCCGCAGCGTTTCTTCCTCCCTGACGATCATTCAATCACCACCTATCTGGACGATCTTTACGAGGCTATCATTGTCCGTGACATCATGCTGCGCCACAATATTCGCGAACAGACCGCATTACGTAATGTCCTTGCATTCCTGCTGGACAATATCGGCAATCCGTTTTCTGCCCGTAATATCAGTGGACGCATGGTTTCGGAAGGAATCAAGACAACCACTGCTACCGTACTGAACTACGTTGATTATTTTAAGGAAGCCTTTATCCTTCTGAATGCAAGCCGCTATGATATCAAAGGAAAAGCGCTCCTGTCCAGCACAGAAAAGTACTATGCAGTCGATCTTGGCCTGCGGAACGTTATCAAGAAAAGCGAAAAGCTTGACAGCAACAAGCTGTATGAGAACATCGTATATCTGGAAATGCGGAGCCGTGGCTATGAAGTTCAGGTCGGCAAGCTGGACGACACCGAAATTGATTTTATCTGCTACCGTGGAGATGAAAAGCTCTATATTCAGGTTGCTTACCTGATCACTCCCGCCGATGAAGAACGGGAGTTCGGTAATCTTGAGCGGCTGCACGACAACTATCCTAAGTATGTTATCAGTGGTGATTTGGCGAATTTAAGCCGAAACGGAATCATTCATCGAAACATCATTGATTTTCTGCTCAATCCGTAATTTTCACATCATGGGGCACAACAGTTGACGCTGTTGTGCCCTTTTTTCTTTATCAGAATTGGAGGCATTCTTATGGAAAATCCATTCGTAAAATTATTTGCTATCGACTTCAAAGATCATCTGGAAGTCAAAAAGTCCGGCAGCACGGAACTGAAATATGTAAGCTGGGCGTATGCCTGGGCAGAGGTGAAAAAGCTGTATCCCGCTGCCAGCTATGAGGTCAAGAAATTCAACGGCCTCCCCTATGTTTATGACCCCATAACCGGCTTCATGGTGTATACCACTGTCACGATTGAGGGCGTTTCGCACGAAATGTGGCTACCTGTACTGGATAGCGCAAATAAAGCGATGAAAGCCACGCCTTATACCTACACCACTCCGAAATGGGACTACAATCCGCAGACCCGCCGCCGTGAAAAAGTCGGCATGGAAGAACGTACCGTAGAAGCAGCCTCTATGTTCGATGTGAATAAAGCTATCATGCGGTGCTTAGTGAAGAACCTTGCTATGTTTGGCCTTGGCCTGTACGTTTATGCCGGAGAGGATTTGCCGGAAGATGCTGCACCGCAGCCGGAGGCAGAACCGCAAAAGCAGCCGAAGCCGAGACCCACCAGCCAAAAGCAGGAACAGCCGCCTGTGCCCTGCATCTGCGCCCGGTGCAACCAGCCCATCAAGAGGGTCAAGCTGAAAGATGGCTCCATCATGCAGGCGGCAGAATTTGCAGCCACCCATGAGGGAATGTGCGCAGACTGCTATAAAGCCACCAGATTGAACGTAGCATAATAAAACTGCTCTATTTCGATGTCACTTGATTCTTGTATGATTCTATATTTCATGGTACACTTACAGTAGTGAGTTCTGAAAGCTCTCCTCTGTGAGCGGAAAGGAGCATTGCATGAAAGATTTGCAGTTTCCTGTTGGAATCTCGAATTTTGAAAAGATTCGAGAAGGCGGGTATTATTATATCGACAAGACCAATCTGATTTCTGAACTTCTTAGCGGTGGTATCGCTGAAGTAACATTGATCACTCGCCCTCGTCGCTTCGGAAAATCCCTTGGTATGAGCACTCTCGCAAATTTTCTGGATATCCGCAAAGACAGCAAGCAACTGTTTGAGGGATTGGCGATCTCCAAAAATACAGAGCTTTGCAAAAAATGGATGAACCAGTGTCCTGTGGTATTTTTCTCTTTCAAGGACACGGACGGTCTGACCTTTGAAAGTGCCTATGGAATGCTGTGCATGAAACTGGCATTTGCGTTTCAGGATTATCAGTTTCTTTTGGATGACGATGCTATTTCTGACGATGACAAAGGCATCTTTAAGCGAATTCTGGGACGCACTGCATCCATAGATGAAACCAAAAGCTGCTTTTTGCTATTGACCCGGATGCTGGAAATCCACTTCAAAAAATCGGCGGTCGTCATTCTGGATGAGTATGATGTTCCCATTGCAAAAGCCAGCAGCAACGGATATTATTCGCAGATGCTGGACGTGATGCGGGCTATGATGAGCACCACGCTCAAAGACAATACTTCGCTTGACTTTGCTGTTATTACCGGCTGCCTGAAAATTGCAAAAGAAAGCATCTTTACCGGGACGAACAATTTTGTTTCGGACACGATTCTTTCTCCCCGGTTGAGCGAATCCTTTGGTTTCACACAGGCAGATGTAGATCAAATGCTGAAAGATGCTGGTCTTGAATCGCAGTCTGCTGAAATCAAGGCATGGTACGACGGTTATCATTTTGGCGATGCAGACATTTATTGTCCGTGGGACGTAATCAGTTATCTGCGGGATTTCCAGTATGGTGTAGCACAGAAGCCGAAAAGCTATTGGAAAAACACCAGTGATAACGCCATCATCCGTTCTTTCATCGACTATGCAGGCGACAATATCACCACAAAGCTTGAAACTCTGATGGCTGGCGGCTCTATTGTTCAGCATATTGAAGAAAACCTGACCTACGATTATCTACACTCCTCTGAGGAAAATCTTTGGAGTGTGCTGTATCTGACAGGCTATCTGACCAAGGTGCGGGATAAGGATCTGACAGATTCGCTGCCGGATGGCTGCTCTGCGCTGATGATTCCCAATGCAGAGATTCGGGAAATTTTTGAAACCACTGTAAGCAAATGGTTTGACGACAGTGCAAAGGCATGGAATCGCAGCCCGTTGTTTGATGCAGTCTGGAGCGGAAACAACGAAGCTCTGACAAAAGAGATGACCAAGCTGCTACGCATGACCATCAGCTACCACGACTACCGGGAGGATTTTTACCACGCTTTCCTTGCGGGCATCTTTACTGGTGCTGGCTATGTGGTGGAATCCAACAAAGAGCATGGCGAGGGTCGCAGCGATGTCATTGTAAAGGATATCCGCAATGGCCGTGTGGCGATTTTTGAAGCCAAGTATGCAAAAACTCTGGATGCTCTGCCGGATGCCTGTGATACTGCTATTCAGCAGATCAATGACCGGATGTATGCGGCGGACTTCCGGGATGACTATGATGACATCCTCTGCTATGGCATCGCATTCTTCAAAAAACGTTGCATGGTAAGAAAAAAATAATTATCTACTGGGGAGTATCTTCGGATGCTCCCTTTCACTTTTTACAGGACAATCCATTTGGATTGTCCTGTTTTTATTTGGAGGCACACAATGAAAGAAGAAAAAATCAAAGTCCTTGCGCTCCTGCCAATGGAACTGCCAAAGGAGATCGAGCTGGACAACACCCTTGAAGCCATGCAGAAATTTGTAGGCGGGCTGATCGAATGCATCACATTGAGTGATACCGGTTCAGAGGTCACACTGGTCTGCAATGATGAAGGCAAGCTGCTTGGCCTGCCGCTCAATCGTCCGCTGTGGGATGGAGCCGATGTTCTTGCTGGGCCGGGATTTCTGGCCGGATGTGACAACGAAGGGAATCTGACTTCCCTGCCGCAGAGTACAATGGATTTCTACAAAGAGAAGTTTAGAGCTTTTATCATTGAAATCTAAGGAGGACAGATTATGACCTTTAATGCAATGACCGAACACTACGAAGAGATCACGGTTTGCGGAAAGCCTGCGCTGTTCACCAGCATCCGCATCAAGAGAGATACCATTCCGGATGGTCTGTACGCCTACGATGTTCGGCATGATGACGAGTGCCGGGGCATCCCTTGTGAGATCGCGCCCTTTGTGATGGTCAACCACTGGGGCACCATTATCCTTGCGGAACCGCTGGAACTGCCGGATGATGGGCGGCGATATATTGACGAGGACACCGACTGGAACTACGCTCCTTTGGATGGCGAGAGCACCACCAATCACAAACTGTGCACTACCATTTCTGATTTTATGACCGCCTATACCCACTAAACTGTATTAAAAATACCGTATATTCTGTTTTGTATTAAAATCAGCCGTTTTCAGGCCATTTCAAGGTGCAAAATACAGTCTTAAAAATGTCGCTCGTTATCTTTGAGCCAGAAAGGAGACGCATGAACATCTATGGCTATTGCCGCATCTCTACGGCAAAGCAGAGCATTGACCGTCAGATCCGCAACATCAAGGCTGAATACCCAACTGCCCATATCGTGCAGGAAGCCTATACTGGCACATCTATCTTTCGTCCAGAGTGGCTGAAGCTTTACCGGGTTCTGAAATCCGGGGATATGGTGGTATTCGATTCAGTATCCCGGATGTCCAGAAATGCAGAAGAAGGTTTTACTCTGTACGAAGACCTCTACCACAAGGGCATCCGGCTGGTGTTCTTGAAAGAGCACCACATCGACACCGAGACCTACAAAAAAGCCCTGTCCGGCAGCATTGCCATGACAGGGACAAATGTGGACTTCATCTTGAAGGGCATCAACGAGTATCTGATGGCCTTGGCAAAGGAGCAGATCAAGCTGGCCTTTGAGCAGTCCGAAAAAGAAGTTGCCGATCTGCACCAGCGCACCCGTGAGGGACTTTTGACGGCCCGGCTGAACGGTAAGCAGGTTGGTCGAAAAAAGGGTGTTGGATTTGAAACGAAAAAAGCCAGAGATGCCAAGCAGATTATCCGTACCCACTGCAAGACCTTTGGCGGCACACTTGACGATGCCGAGTGCATGAAGCTCACCGGTCTTGCCCGGAATACCTATTACAAGTACAAGCGTCAGATTCGTGCTGAACTGATGGCTGAACAGGATTTGCCGAAAGGAGCAAGTATCTTTTATGAACCGCCAAAATCATTCTGAGCCGGAGAACCGGCTCACCCCAGAGGAAAAGCAGGAGTTTTTAGAACTTCTGGCCCGTCTTTCCCCGGAACAGCGTGAAGCACTGAAAAAAGTGCTCAAGTCCTTTACTTAACAAAGATGTGCAGGGCGGCATTGCTGCTACCCTGCACATTTTTATTTTTTGTTATGCACGTTCTACTCTAATGCTGCCAGTACGCGCATCTTTAATCACACGAAAGCGATTTTTGCACCCTGTGCACATTTTGGTTTGGTTCGTTCCACCTGTCGCGGGCAGACGCATCAACACACGACCACAATCCGGACATTCTACAGAAATCATTGCCATGAGAAACTACCTCCTAAAATTATTCAATTGTCGCCAAGTGATTCGGCTTAGTTGCCATCACAAGAATCTTTTTAAGCCCCTTTGTCTCCTGTAGTTTTTTCTGGTACTCCACTTCACTGGGAAATTCATTGTTCAACCATTGGATGTAAAAAGCATACGACCCCTTCTGTGCAAACATATCATCATACATTTTGTTCAACACACACTGATTGCCTGTTACTTCACCCAGTGAATACTTTTTCACGATTTCATAAAATTGATTACGATGTTCCACGGCTTCTTCATAGGAGTGACATTCCAACGCGTCCGGAACAGTTCCGAAAATGATTTTCAGTTCAAGATTTGCAAGCAGCGACATGGTAAATTTAATTTTAGGCTCATACGATGTTACGACATTATTATTTTCATCAACCACATCATACTGAATGGCAAATCTTACGGCTGTATCAAACTGCTCTTTCGCTGAAGCGTTCTTCTTCAGATACGAAAGCATCTTGTTGGCATAGATTTGATACTGTACCTGCTGGTTTGCCTCTTCCATCTCATCCGTCCAGTCAAAATCCAGCGGATGCTCTTTGATCCATGTACATATAAAATTGACTTTTTTCTGTGCTACATCCCTCTCTGCTTCTGTATACAAAGAATAATAGTTTTGGCACTCGGAGATGTCCCCCATTCTGTCGTCCAGCGCCTTATAAAGATAACACTCAATTTTAGCCAGTGCAGAAATATTCACGTCCGGATTCTGCAAATGCTTTTCCAACGACTCTGCCGACCAGAAATCCATAAATTCTTTGCGTTCAGCCGCAGTTTTCGCCCTTTTTGCGGCACGTTCTTTTGGATCTATCAGCAGTTCTTCCAGCGTGCTCTTGTCTAATGGAGATAATATTTTAAGCAACCTGCTGATTTCCGGCTCCGTAAAGTAGTCTGCCTGACTGCATTTAATGTCATGGCTCATAAACATGCATCTACCGTTTTCCGTGTTATTTTCGATTTCTCTCGTATAAAGGTTTTTATACAGTTCAATATTAAAATTATCTACAAGCACTCTCAGCAATTTAATGATGGTTTCATTGTTCTCCATTGCCGGGATATCCCATGTCTCATTTTCCGGGAGTTCTGCCAGTAGTTTTTTTACCTTCTTGGTTGCTGACCAGAACTTCAAATGTCTCAAGAAATCGCAATCGCCGCTGTAACCGAATCGATATGTTCCAAGCTCGCAAACATTGCCACTCATTCGATCTTCATCCGGAAGAGTCATCACTGTATAGCCGGATAGTTTTAGTTCATCATAATCTACTGCAACCGTGTCGTCATCCATATCTTTTCCGCGAATAATGCAATAAAGTTTTTCCGGCGTAAAAGCAAGAAAGTCGCTGTAAAAAGCAGCAATTGGGCCGTTAGCTTCCTGGTCAACATCACCTGCATACTTTGCATAGTATTTTTCAAATTCTTCTGAGCCTTTTAAGTACAGCGCATCTCCCTTGGTCAGTTGCTTATCAGCCATTATCTTGTAGAAGCACTGAGTTTCCTCTTTGGGGTGAGTCGCCGTATACTTTTTGCCGCCAAGTTCTGACTGCATCCGAATCGCATACGGTTCCAGTTCGGTTTGCAACAGTGCATACTTTTTGACAAGCCGTTTTGCAAACTGCACATCTGCTTCCAGCTGTTCTAGATTGTCCCCTTTCATCTCCAGATTCATCTGATATTTCAGTTTGAGAATACAGATTTCTTTTGCGCAGTCTATAAACAAATCGTAAATACCAAGGTATTTTGTAATTCCTTCCAGATCTCCCGCACCACTGCCAAAATACAGATATGCGATTGCATAGAGATTTGCATCATATGGATACTGCATGGTATAGGTTTTCAAGAACTCGGCTATCGTGTTCTTATCAATAGTGCCCCGCTCAAAATTATCTCTCAGTTGCTCGCATACATTTTCTTCCAGTTGTGCACTGGCCAGAATATCCGTTTCTATTCCAAGCGAATCGGTATACTCAATATCAACATTATCTCCAAACGCCCGGAAGATCATATCAATAGCCAGTTCATACTGCTCTGTATCAAACACAGCTTTTAATTTTTCCGCAAAGACTCTTTGTTCCTTGCTGGCATGTGCAGAATCCATAAATGAATTAGCAAACTGGTTCACTGCAGAAGTTGCTGCCTTGTTTGCTGTGTACAGTGCATTTTTTTGGAACTGTGAAAGATCTGATACCGCAATTTCCAGATTCCGCTGCCCACTGCGGAGTGCCGAAATATAGTCGATATATTCATGACGTCCCTGTTCTTTTTCGGGATAGAACTGCTCGTACAGTTCAATCATATGCTCAAACACATGCAGGAAATCCCGGCAAGATTCCTGCGCAATTTCCCTATACTTCAAACGGAAATTCTGGATCACATCCGCTTTCACGCTGCGGCGGCGCAGGCCGCTCGTAGTAGCGCGTAGAATGCTTTCCTGCGCCTCCTTGAATGCCTGTGCAAATGTCAGCATCGTTTCGTAAAAATGGTCACCGCAGGCACCCGGTTTGTTTAAAGCTTCCGCCTGTTTATCCAGATAAAATTTGCGTGCCTCCTGCAAGATCGGCTTCAATTCTCGTGCGACACCATTATACGCATCAAATGCTTTATCGAACACAATCACCTTTTGGAGATAGTAAAAACTCTGACTTCCATCTTCAGGCTTTTCCTCCGCAAACCTTATTCCACTTTTGGGGGAGATATTGATGTTCGCCGGATCAAAAAGTTCCTGCCGATACTCTTCCTCAAAATAGTCTTCCATCTTCTTCCACTGGCTGTAGTCTGGCCATTTGCCTGTTATCAGGATTCCAAGCAGCAAACTATAGACCTCAGGCTGTTTTTCAAGCCATTCACGGAACTCTTCTTCGGACAGACCGTACTCATCCAGAAGGCCCACACCCGAAATCAACGCGTTTTCAGCCGGACTGAGATTATCATTTATCACTTCTTTCAAGCCGCCATGATAGACTTCATCCAAACAGGAATAGTCCAATGCACTGATTTCCTCTTGTAGCAGATTCAGTTCATCCTCTTCTGAACCCCAATAGGATAGTTCCTTAGAACCTTCCGGAATCAGTAATCCGTCCAGCATGTCAATAGCCTGTTTTAGATTTGAATATAATTCCGACTTAACCATGTTATACCTCCTTGTCGGACGTTTGCTCTTCGTCCGGTTATCTTTATATAGAGTAGGCATAAGCAACATAGTTGTTTGCCATTCTACCAATCGTACCCCGGCTTTCACGAATCGCAGCCACACCAATGCTGTCCGCCGACAACTGTATAAACTGTTTCATGTGCCGCAGTCTATGCAACATCTTTGATTGCTATTCCTTCAAAGCCTGTATGTCCTTTACAATAGTAACAGAAAGGCCGGTGATGCCGAGCGTTTTTTCGTAGAACATAACGATTTATGCTATTGCTAGTATACGACTTATCTAATTACCAGTCAAGACTTCAAAAGATAAAATCGTAAGTACACACTACGATTTATCCAAGGAGGCTAAACCATGGAACGAGAGAAGCCCACATTTGATATCCTTGGCCGTATTGAGCGGGAACGCCTTTCCCGTGGCTGGTCTGAGTATGCCCTCGCAGAGAATTCAGGTCTGACACAATCTACCATTTCTACCTGGCGCAGACGGAATCTTCAACCCAATGTAGCTTCTCTTGAGAAAATCTGCTCCGGCCTTGGTATCTCGCTTTCCCAGTTCTTTCAGGAGGAAGACTCTGTTTACTTAACCTCCGACCAGAAGGAACTTCTTGATCTCTGGGCTAAACTCTCTCCTGCTCAAAGAACTGCGGTCTCTCAAATGCTGCGTTCCTTCCTATATATAAAGGAAGAGGAATAAATCTTTTCCGCTCGTGAGCCGCTTGTGTCAAAAGCGAATTTCCGCGAGCACCCTCTCACGGCACACCCATTTTCAGAATGGGTGTGCTACAGGGGCGCTTGCAAAAATTCACTTTCGACACTCGCGTCTCACTCACGGGCTGTATTTTTGTAGCTTCTTATATAAGATAAAATCCAACTATTCCGCAGCAAAATACGGTCAAGCCCATGAAGGACTTGACCGTTTTATCATTTTGAATAACAGGTTTTAGATACAAGATTCCCGAATTTTTGCAAGGTCACTGTTCAGAAGCGTTTCATGTTCCAAAAGACCATGCTGCACAGCAAGCAGAAATTCCTTATTATTATGAAGAATCTTATAGGCTCTGCGGTAAAGTTCTTCCAGTTTTGCTGACTTGATGGCTTCATTATAAGAAAGTCTCTGCTCGGACATTCTGTTGTCCCCTGATTCAATTCCTACGAAGCCACCACCTGCAAAGTGACACTGCCAAATATCCATGAGCTTATCTGCTTGCTCTATATCGGCCGAGGCCTGAATATCCATAACACCATAGATCAGAGACACACCCGCTCTGCCTGCCAATGTTTTGGTTACTTCATCCAGAAATTCCTCCTCATTTTGTGCATAAGTAGCACAGCCATTTACCATACCACCAATCACGCCCCGACTTCCACGAATCGTGACAATTCCAATGCTTCCGGGGTGAAGAACTTCTCCGACCACTGCATGGGCAGCTTCATGTACTGCAATCTTCTGCAACTCTGTGGAGTCGGTTTCCTTATCCGTCTTTTGGAGTTTATATACCACCTGAAGAAGAGCTTCTGTGATATCTTCCTTCTGGATGTGCTCATGACCTTGATAGACACTATTCAGCGCAGCAAGGTTCATTACCGTTTCCAGTGTAGCACAGCTTACCTTGGGCATAGCCTTGACGATATCTGAAATCAGTACATCCTCTGCCAAATCTTTATCCCTGAGATAGTAGCTGACAATGTTCTCTGCAATCTCTCCAATCGGAGGTTGCAGATAGATCACATAATCAAATCTACCCGGTCTCAACAGGGATGGTGGCATATACCTTGTATCGTTAGTAGTAGCAATCACAAATAAATCTGTGTCCTTTGCATCATCAATACAGGCTTGCAGACAAGCCCATTCCGGCGCATAGGGAGAGGTGGATTCTACATAGAGGTTCAAATCTTCTAGGAGCAGTATACTAGGCGCTTCCTCCTTTGCCATAGCAAATACAGCCCTTAATTCATCCAGAAAACTGTTTTCCTGACTGGTTTTACGAAAAACAAAGGGCTTCCGTTCGGACTCTTCCATCAGGATAGATGCCAGCAGACTTTTTCCAAGACCAGGATCAGATTCCATCAGCAACCCTCTTGGAATAGAAATGCCCTTTCTTTTATAAACCTCCGGTCTTTTTAGAATATCCAGAATCTGACGCAGAATCTCTTTCGTAGATTCGTAGCCGATAACTTTTTCATCAAACTTATCCATTGTATTCTCCCTTCTTATTTGCGCTTTGATTTTCTGTTCTGATTCATTTGACCTTTTGCTGTCAGAAGAATGCTTCCGTATCGAACGATATCATCGCCATACAATGCAGCTTCTCTTGACTGCCTCATTTGGATATTATTTTGAAGCATCTCGTCGAACTCAGATTTCCATTGATTTGTTACCGTTACAAGCATCTTCCACTCAGATTCCCATTGAATATGAAACATATTCTGTGTTTGAAACGATACTGCACAAACTGCAAAATGAATATGTACATTAAATCTATCCGCATGAATTCCATAGGCTGTAATATAACCTTTCTTCGCATAGATACTTGCTATTCTTTCTGCTAGAGATACTACATCCTGTGGCAAAACACAATCTGTTGCTGCGAAGGAAACAATGCGGTGTTTTGCAAACTGCGGAATACCTTTATGTCTTCTCCTGACTTCAAAAAGCATCAGATAATAAACTGAACTCGGATCACACAAATATTCATTGGGAATCATCGCTGGCTGACAACCTGCCAAGGTATTTGTTATAGTATTCGCTCTTTGACTATCTTCTGCTGTTTTATCTAATCTAAGAATATATTGTAGTAACCGTTTTAAGTCTTCCAAAGTTTCATATTTATCATTTTTGAGTTCGATATAACACATACCTATGAACCTCCTCTTTTACTCCTTCCCAATTTTTTTCACTCGCATAATTTCCAATATTAGATATGATTTCATCAACAAGGTCTGCATCTATTTTGGTAAAATAGATTGCGCTCTTAAATACTTCTGTGGCATTTTTACCAGTTTCATTCATTCTCTGTTGTAAATGAACTTTATCTTCATCTGTCAATCGTATACTAAAGATATTTCCCATTATAAGCACCTTCTTTCTATTCATATATTTCATAAAGATAAATTAATATCATTGAAAATATAGATGAGAATTTATAGAATAAAATATTATTTATGACGGCATCCGCCTCCCCCTCCTAGCAAGAATAGCCAAATGTATATACACTACACATTCGGCTGCTCTTGTGCGACTGTTTGTACTACAACTATTCCATTCAGTCACTTTATCCTAATGTTAGTGCCGTTAATAAAGATTAACTTTCACCTTCCTTCTGCTCTATACATTATTTAGCATTAACATTGGATTACCCGTATGTACATCACTCCATCAAGCACTACTTTCAGGCAATAGAAAACCCACATGGAACATCATCCATGTGGGCTTTTTCATGTTACCACCCAACTGATTTCAGGTGGGATTCCTGTACAATATATTCCTGCACCGCTCTCTTGGGGATCTTCCAAGATCGGCCGATTCTCATGGCCTTTATCTTTCCTGACTTCAAAAGTTTATAGGTAGTGTTCATGCCACATCCCAGCATATCGGCAACTTCTTCTGGAGTGATCAGAGTGTCATAGCAATCAAACATAACGGCAAATCCTCCTTTTGTGGGTTACTATAATGTTGCCGAAGGTCAAATCATACCAGATACAGAGAAAGGGCGATCACTTGCGTGATCGCCCTGAATTTATGTCAAAATGCTATTATGTGTCTCTTGTTCCTACACTTTCAAAAAAAATTTACCTAGGATTGCCTCACTTCACTGGTATTAGGGCACATTTGACACTTATATTTTTTAGAAGTGTAGGATATTTTATTTCTCACTGTTTTTCCATATCATGTTTTAAGATTTTTCCAGCCATTGTGAGTTTTTCTTCCCACTCAAAGCACAATAAATAATTGTCACTTCCGTGACACGCTTTCAATTTTCCCAAGTTTAGTTGTACACAAGTTGTTCCTTCCCAAAGCGGATTTTTATTCTGTGATATGCTATATAGAAGCTCGATTACCCATTCATATGTAATTTCCGGCTCTGCTATTTTTCCAGATCTTTTATCCACTAGTGCACCTTTATTTTCTAGAACTCTGCGCATTGCACTTGGACTTTTACTTCCTGACAAAATTTCAATATATCCTGCTTTGGATTTCGGAACCACTTCAATTTGAAAGTCTTTTACGCAAAAAACCTTTGTTGTTTTCCCGAACAATGATAAAAAAGTTTTCCATGTTTCCTTACAATTCAAAAAATTATATATTACTCTATCTTCCTTAACTTCTAAAAGACTTTGTTCTTCCATTACTTTCATAAATTCCATCCATTTTTTGTTTCTTGTACCCCTATCCACTTTTACGCCACTGTGGTTAATCATCAGTCTCACATTCAGTTGTCCAGTTGCATGAGGTTCCCAATTCATCACAGCTATTTTGGCTTCTCTTGAATTTCTAAATGTAACAGTCTCAATCTTCTGATTTTCTAACGATGGTCTTTCATCAGCCAAGCTTTGTGGAATTATACCAGTATTCAATGGCACATCATATATTGTATCCCCACACAAAAAGATACAATATATCGCTCTAACCATTTCAGTCGAAAGTTTCGGTTTTTGATACTCTTCTTGTTGCTTTTCGTCAAAGAAACTGAAGTAGTCGTTCCATATAGAATCAACATAGTGGCCCAAAATCCTATAAGCCTCTTTTATGCTGTTCTGCAATGTAGCCTCAATGCCATTTTCCTCTAATCTTATATGTGCATATTCCACAATGGCAACCGCAACTATCCTGATATATCTGCAATATTTCTCCCTAATTGGTTTTCCATACATTTTATCAACTTTTATTTTGTCCAAATAAAAAGCTGCCGGATATGTTGTATTTCTCACTATTTGCAAATTTTTTTCAATATCTGCTTTCTTTTGGATTGTACGATTCTCACTTGTCTGTTCACCTTTTTCGAGAATTGATTTCAGCGCTTCACAATGATACATAAGTTCTCTCGCAAAGTACAATATGATAGTTTCAGCTTTTTTATTTTGTCTCAAATCAACGGCTTCCATTCGTTTCACTGCATTACACAAATCTGCGCAAATATCCCTTATTTCCCTTCGCTGACTCTTATTTGCAGTTTCATAAAAATATATGGTTTTTTCCTTTTGGGCTAAACGCAAAACGTTCCAGCTTACTGAATTGCGTTCATACATCACGATATTCTCAATTGCCTTCTCAAATAATGGTGTTAAAAAATCTGAAACATTCTTGTTGAAGGAGATTGATGGAATATACTCGTAAGGGCAGATCAAAGTTGCTGGATGATATCCATCGCTCTCTGCTCGTACTTTTTCTACTTCACGCTTTTTCTTCTTCAGCGCCTTAATTCGATTTTGATAAATTGAAAAACGTTCTTCTTTTATTTGTGTCCATCCAAAAAAACTGTTTTGAACATCTATATTTTTTGTGCCTTGCACCATCAAATATTTCAGTGACATCAAAACGCAGCCAATTGTGTTCGCATAAAGTGCTTTTGCTGCCATTTCAGTAGTTCCGCAGCACATATTAAAAGCCCATAAAACCGATTCTATGTTTTGCATATCGCACAGTATGTATGCAACCGCAGCATCTTCGCCCTGCGAGTACCCATCCATGTCCAGTCCCAATTTCATTCTTCTAAGCTGTGTTGAAAACCTAAAGTGAAAATTCTCCTCTAACTCTTTTTTTGTCTCCTCTAGTTCTTTTGGGGTTTTAAAGATTACAAGCTTTTCAATTTCGCTCATTTTTCTATTATTCCTTTTATCAATCTCGTCACAAGCACATTTTCGTGGTAGTTTTTGTCACTTTTTGTTCTTTCGGTGTGCAGAAGTCACCTCGATTTTTTCATGTTTTGGAGGATACTTATCTCTGGAAGGACGCTTTCCCCTTCCTTTGCACCTTGACAACCGCATAGCGGGCAGTTGACCCCGAGACCGACCGGACAAACTGCCTGCCGTCCGCCAACTCACCTCATAAGATAAGAAAGGATACTTTATGAATGCTTCAAACACTAGTGGCATGATCAATGCTCTTCAAAATCCTGATGGAACACCCTATAATCCGCCAGAAGAAGTCAGTTCGACTTTTCCTAAAAGAAACTGGACACAAACAGTTACCACGACACAGGATGTTACACAATGTTCAACTTACTATAGTGCCGCACCATCAAATAGTCCTGTACCGCCATCTACTCCCTCGCACCAATCACAACAGCCATCATCCTCTCAATGCGATCAGCTTAAAGCGGCATGGGAGAGTGACGCACAAAAAGCCTACAGACAGAAGGCACTCAGTTTCGAAAACTATGGCTTAACTACTGATCCTCAGGGTTATCTAGTCCTCTTGTACAGTAATAGCGTCAGTACCGTTGGAAAACCTTTTAGCCCTTGCCGAAATCTACAGGCGCAAAAGATAATAGAACATGACACAAAAAAGGGATTCATCAAATATACGTTCGATACTCCTACAGGAGAACACAAGAGCGTTATAGTCGATGCTGATTGCAGCGCCCTGCAACGTTACAATTTACTACAAGACAATGGTTTTATTGTCGATGCAAATCATCCAGCTACCATTTGTGCTGAGTTAATTGCTCGTTATACCGCACCTATGCTCAATTCTGTTTCTCCGCTGATAAAGTACTCTCCCGGCTGGTATTCTTCTAAAAACTCATGGGGTTTTCAAGAAAGTAACTGGGTTGATCTTAACACGGTGCTTTTTAGCTTTACTCTCCCGTCCACATCTGACATGGTGATGTATCAGTTGCTATCGCTATATGCCGTCCTACAGGGACGTTTATCTCCCGAGTTATGGATCAGACGCCCGTTCTGTGTACTGACGCATAACCGGCATCTACACACAGATTTGAGCCTTGACGAATCACCTCGCGTATTTAAAAAAGAGTTAGAAAGCTTGATCGACCGCCCTCTTGTATGGATTCGCGCTGAAAACATCAACTTCAATGAGTCTTCCAGTGCCTATAGTCGGGACAAAAACTATCAAGCGCTGATGAATTCTATGCAAAGCGATCAGAGGCACCCCGTATATATCGTGGTGTCTCAAGACTTAACACCTCGGCAGCGAATATTTTGTTTACCAGTACAAAATTTCTCTGACCACCGCGTTAGAACCAATTCGCTCAATTCAATTGGAGATCTGATAAAGCTGATTATCGGGAACTCCGATGCATTTGAAGCTCAAATCGATAAAGTTTACACAGAATTTTTTGACGAACTCGGAGAAGACTGCCCCGTTCGACAGGAAATTTCCGTACTAGCCGCGATTGCTGCTGTCGTACAGTGGTATTTTTCTATCAGAGACCCCAGTCAAAAAGGGGTAGTTGCACGTTCCCATAATGAATGCCTTACCCTATATATTCAATACTGGGAGAGGTTCAATGGAGATAGTATCAACAGTTTATTCCGGAATGCACTCTATGCAGCCCGGCGAAGTGATATGATTTGTTTTCGTCCACTCGAAGATGTCGATAGCAGTTTTGACTGTCAGAAGGAGATTCTATATGATGATACCTATTATTATACATCGACTGCCCTTTTGAAGAAAATCATTAAGGTGCAGCTGCGATCCTATATGCCGTCCGACGTGCTCAATCGTCTGAAAACTGCCGGGGTTCTTTCGGGATCAGTCCCCAAAACGCTCACCTTTGCACCAAATGAATCAAAGGATTTTCGCTTTCGAACACTTCTGAGAAGTAGCCTACATCAACCCGGAAGTCGTGACCTTGTTGAAATCTAAAAATAAAAAGGAGTTTGATTATTATGTCTATGCTATCGCAAACCTACATAGGAAAGTACTATGAGGGCAGCCAAGAACTATCCGTTTCCACAAAAAGTATCCCCGGACAGGATAACGATTCTTATGTCATCCTCGGTGAATCCGGCTACGGAAAGAGTGTTGCTGCCCAAAGTATCGTGCTGCAAAAGGCCAATCAGAGCTATAGCGTCCGCAGCATCGATATTCATAACTCCTCTGCCCCGGAACATCTCTTTCCAATTTTCAGAAAGTCATTTGAACATCTGTCCTCACAAATTGATGCATACAACACGCCAATTCCAACAACGCTTTTCGAGCCACTGCACTATGCGGATGGAACTATGGAATCACCTGCAGATTTAAGTTATACGCTTTCCAATATTATAGCTCGCCATCTCAGGTTAAGCCGTTCTTCAACAACCGCCCTCTCAGAATCTCTTGAATATGCAATTTCAGACCGCGACAATAATCCAGACATTTTTCCAGCAGTTCTCAAAGCCCTTGAAGAATTTGACACGAAAGCATCAAGAAACGCAATGGCTTATCTTGCGCCTCTCCTGCGGCACAATATTTTTAGACATCAGTCTGTCAACTATTCTTTCGGAATCGAAAACATCAGCCTAAGCAAGTTTCCGCCCCTCTTCAAGAACGTGATTGTTGACTTACTTCTTTTTGATGAGTTTCGCACTGCATCACAGGGAGGACAACCGCCACGCTACATCTACATAGATGAGATGCAGAACCTCTCCATCGACAAGGACTGTTATCTTGGCAAAATCCTGACAGAAGGAAGAAAATACTCTCTGAATGTGATCCTTGCCAGCCAGAGTATCCGTGAGTTTAACGCGTCCGAAAGAACGATGCTCTGCCAAGCAAACCACAAACTTCTCTTTCACCCTGCTCTCCTAGAAGTAAAGTATTATGCCGAGCTTCTCGCATCTCCACAGCATCGGGCTGAGATTTCTGACCTTTTACGGAATCTAGAAGTTGGGCAGTGCGTTTTTCAAGGTCCTATTTATATTGGGGAAGAAGCCAAACCCACTTGCGCTCCTATTTGTGTGAACGTCAGTCATCTGGAAGACATTGCATCGGCTTCATTGTCGAAATCGAGCACCTGATTCCATTGCCAGCATTCAAAGGCAGAAATTTATAACCAAGTATTCTTGTAATATAAGTAAAGCTTTAAATGCTTCGCTTGTCAATCGTTTTCAAGGAGGATTTGTCATGAACATCCCGGATGGATTTTTTGAAAGCCCTGTTTCTCCCGAGTACTCTGATCTGCTTTCAACTATGGGCGCCCCAATTTTCTTTACAGCGCCTCCATGTCACACTTCCGGCGATTGTGGATACATCGATTGTAGTGCTATCACGCTGCGTGACCAGAGTCAATTTTTTAACTGCGGCTATGTCGTTCCCCCTTTAAACGCCCAATATGAGGAAGTACAACCCGATTTGCATTCTTTGGAGCGTTATGACTTCTCAAAAATGCCAGATCTTCCCTGGTACCCTTAATCGCCCTTTAAGAGTCCTATATCTCAAAAAGATATGCTTATTATGAAAAGCCACCTGTGCTTTCCATCAGTTTACGAAAGGAGAGAAAAATTATGGTTAATAAGCCGCAGGATTTTCTTACACTAACAGGTGCCGCACGTCGTGCACGGAGCGAAGGGTATGATATAACATACCACAGTCTCCGCAATCTCGTAGCCGCCGGTTACATAAGTCACGTACCGAACGGATCACGTATCTACATCTTTTACCCAAATTTGGTAAATTTTATCCAGAAGGGGCTCACGGCTGAGCAGAGCCTGGATTACCAGCTCTCCCGCACCCGCAACTAATTCGACCATCCGCCTTCGGCATCCTCCAGATGCCGGGGGCATTTTTTGAAGCAGGAGGTTCAAATCTATGTTCTGTGAAAATTGCGGTCATCAAATCTCAGATACCGCTAAATTCTGCTCTGCCTGCGGGCATCCCGTTGGCACAGCGCCATCCCCCGGTACAGTAGCTCCACCTGCCGTTCCAGCCAAACGAGAATCGCCCCGGCTGAAAGCCTCGTCTGGCAATGGCTGCATCACGAAAATGTCCGGGACACGCCGGAAGCCATGGCTGCTCCGAATGCCAATCCCTGATCCTCACACCGGAATTACAGTCATGAAGGCTGTTGGCACCTACGTCACCCGTGAAGAAGCAGAAGCTGTCCGCGCAGAGATGATGAAGCGTCCGGCCACACCCTATCAGGACTCTACCCTGCAGGACTGCTTCCGGATGTTCAAAGAGTCCCGTGAATATAAGGGCCGGTCCGATAAGGCTCGCGAGCTCTATGACATTGCGTGGAAATATCTCCGTCCGCTGTGGCACTTCAAAATTGCCGCCCTCTATGCGCAAGACTTCCAAAACATCCTTGATAAGATGGCCGATAACGGCCTGTCTCAAAGCATGTTGGAAAAAGAGCGTACTCTTATCAGTAAGCTGTATCGCACAGCCATTGGCTGGCGTGTCGTGGATGCCAACCTTGCATCTGTCCTGAAAGTCGAAGGACGCAAATCTCCGGAACGCGAGATTTTCACGGACGAACAGGTGACGCTGATCCTGAGCCAGAAGAACACGCCCACCGGGCAGATGGTAATTGCTCTTCTGGCCTGCGGAGTGCGTATCTATGAGCTGCTGCACTTCAAACACGAAGATTTTCACCGCACGGAATCCGGTGCTTATCTGATCGGCGGCTGCAAGACCGAAGCCGGACGCAACCGCATCATTCCCATTCTCGACTTTGGCATCCCGGTTTTTGAACATGCGTATGCCACCTCTGTGGAAAACGGTCCGCTCTTTCCCAATGGAAAAGGCGGTTTCTGGAATGAAAAGAACTGGCGTAACCGCAAATTCTATCCTTTCCTGGAGGAAATCGGCATCCAGCCGAATCCTTACGACGAAAATGGTAAGCGCAAACCGGAGTTTGCCGGGAAGCTTGCCACCTATACGCCCTACACCACCCGCCATACCTACGCCAGCCTTTGTGACCGCGCAGGCGTCAACAAGGATATCCTGAAACGCGCTGTCGGGCACACGCCCAAATCCAAAACGCTGGATGAAGTCTATCTCCATCCGAAAGCGACCCAGATGATCGAAGCATTTGATAAGGCCAATCAGCTGGTCAATGATGAAGTTCTGACCACAACGAAGGCATAACAACTTCAAAGAGAAAAGCTGCCGATCCGTGAGAATCTTTCTCTCATGGATGGCAGCTTTCTTTTTTTGTTTGCACAATCTGTGTCAGGTCTCATCGCCTCATTCTTATTTAAAAATCAGCGGTGGAACTTTCTCCATCAGATCCTCCACGTTGCAATTCAGCGCACGCGCAAGGCGAAGCAGCGTTTCTGCTTGTGCTTTGTTGATGTCCTTCTGTCGCTGTTCGTACTGCTGGATGGTACGCACAGGCACATCAGCCTGTCCTGCCAGTTCCGATTGGCTCAATCCGGCCAATGCGCGCATGGCTTTCAGGTTTGTTTCCGGCTTTGCCGCACGGTACAACTCGTTCATCTTGTCTGCAAACTGCCGTACATCCATCTCGTGGTAGGGCGTATACAGCAGCCGCACCGCCGTGATGGGCACCGCCTGCTCAATCTCTGCAAAACGCAAACTGGTCAGCCACTGGTAATAGGCAAGAGCCCAGCCTGTCCAGTATTCCGGGCTGCGGTCGTAGGCATACGAGGGTTTCTGCATAGGTACGACTTCGCCCGCCTGCTCCAGTACAGCGCGGGCAAGTTCTACACCGGACAAGCCCACCAACACAGAACAATCCCCCTGTTCAAACCGAAAAGCCATCTTACTGATAAGAAACCACTGCCATGCCGTCTCCAACGGATAATGCAGATCGTTGACAAGATAATCCAACATCCGGGCAAGATTTTTCTGTGCAGCAGAAAGATAGCTTTTATCGTAAGCGTGGATCATTGGGCTTCATCTCCTCGTCGAGAATCGTGGTAATATAAAGGTCTCCCCTCTGACGGCGGTTGCGCTCCACGTCAAGATATTGGCGGCGGGCTGTCTGGTCACGGAAGGCCTTTTTCTTATACCATTCTTTAGAGTCTGCGGTCTCATAGCCGAGAAATTCCAGCTGTTCAAAGGCCGCTTTGCTTTTCAGCACGAACTGCTGCCCCAGCTTGCCCAAGCGCATGGCATTGCACAACTGGCGGTAAGAGATTGCGCCGTTGATAAAATCGGATGCAAAGGAAACATAGCTGTCATCTGCCCTGTAGCCAATGATGATATCTGCAGACTTATAGTCGAGGTGAAAAGTGTTCATCAGGTATTCTTTGGCTTCTGCGGCCAGCGGGGCAGAAGTATCGAATTCGCGGTTCTCCAAAAGAATCGTCAGCCAATGCAGCATCGTGTAACCGGGAGCGTTCAAATCCAGAATGGTCAA